GTTCAATACTACAGAATTAGAAATAATCAAGTAGTTATTCACAGAACGCCGTCAGTTGTTGAAAACTATGTGTATGAATATATTACAAAAAACATTGTTAAAAGCTCTACTAATGTTGAACAAACAGGTTTTTTAGCTGATAGCGATGTTCCTGTAATTGATGAATATATTTTAAGACTAGACACAACTTGGAGATGGTTAAAAAATAACGGAAGAGCTTACGCTGAAGAAAAGTTAATTGCCGAAAAAGCTATTGCCGAAAGAATTAAAGCAAATGGATCAAGAGGAACAATTACAGCTAAACCAATTATTGATATTTATAATTCTAACATTAGCGCTTATAAACCAATTAATGTATGAGACAATCAATAAGTTCAAAACCATTGTTGCAAGAAAGAAACGGACAAGCACTCAGGGTAAATATTCCTTCACCTTACGGCGGTTTAAATACTCGAGATTCTGAAAGCAACATGGAGCCGACTGATGCTGTTGTATTAGAAAATTTTATACCCGAACAAGGAGCGGTAAAATCAAGAAAAGGTTTTATTCCTTATTGCACTGGTTTAACTAGTTATGTAGAAACATTAATTGAGCATTACTCACAAGCTACAAGAAAATTTTTAGCGTGCCACGATGGAAAAATAAGCAACATTACAAACCCCGCAAGCGTTAGTGTTTTAGGTAGCGGATATACTAACAACAAATGGTCAACAGTAGCTTTTAATGGCTATACTTTATTAGTAAACGGACAAGATGCTCCAATTAAATTTGATGGCTCAACAATCACCAGCAATGCAATAAATCCTACTGGTGGCTCTGCTTCTTCTTTAAATGGAATAAACATATTTAAAAATACAGTTTATGTTTGGGATACCAATTACCCTTATTTTTGGCACGGCGCCGTAAATGCTATTGCGGGAACATTTCAAAAATTTGATTTAAGTTTTGTTTGCCCTAATGGTGGCAATGTTTTAAGAATGGAAACAATAACTAGAGATGGAGGAGCGGGTGTTGATGATTATTGTGCATTTATAATGTCAAATGGTTATGCGGTTGTTTATGAAGGAGACGACCCTAGCAAAGCTAATCAATGGGCATTAGTTGGCGTGTATAAAATAGGCGTGCCTATGTCTATTAGGTCAACTTGTAAAGTATCGGGCGATGTTGCAATATTAACTAATCAAGACTTTGTTTTATTTTCAACTGTTTTGCAAAATGAAGGGCAAATTGTAAGTAATACCAAATTAAGTGGTGCGGTTATTGATGTTGCTCAAAAATATATTAATAATAGCGGTTGGGAAGTAATAACATATCCTAGAGGCGGTTTATTATTTTTTAATGTTCCACTTGCTACAAATACACAATACGAACAATACGGTTTTAGTACAATTACGGGCGCAGCATTTAAATTTTCAGGATTAAACGCTATAACTTGGGGTTTGTATAATCAAAGGCTTTATTTTGGTGGAAATGGTGCAGTATATTTATTTGACGAAGGTTCAGAAGACAACGGAACTTTTATTAATTGCAAAGCACAAACAGCTTATAACAATTTAGGCTCACCAGCTGAAAAAATTATTAATTCTTATAGAAATACAATAAAAATTGATGGTTCTGCCACCGTTAATAGCATTGTTAATTTTGATTACGGTAGAACATTAACAAGACAAACAAATAGCGTTGAAGCAAGCGGAAGTATTTGGGATGTTGCCGAATGGGATACTTCTGATTGGTCTTCAGAAAACGAAACACAAAACAAATTAGTTTATGCGTCAGGACAAGGTGTTGACTTGTCAATGAGGATAGAAGCTAATTTAAAAGGTCAACAGCTAAGTTGGTATAGAACCGATTATAGCGTAAATGTTAACAATATTTTATAAATTATATGTCTATTGCAAAAAGATTAACAGCGTTTAAGGAAATTAGAACAAACCAAAACAAACAAATAAATACAACAAATTTATTTTCTAATTTAACCCCTACTGAAAAAAAAGATTTATTATTAAATAATCCTAATATTATTACACCAGAAGGAAGCCAAACCTATGACCCTTATACAAATACCTTAAAACTAAATGAATCTGAGTTTACTAAAAATCAAAGATTAGACCAAGAAAAGTTAGCAATGCAATTAAGTGGCTCACTAACTGGTAATTTGCCGTCAACTGATAACGAAGCGGTAAGGCAAGCAACATTTGAATTAGGAAAAAGACAATTAGACCCTGAATTAAAAAGCCAAAGGGAAGCTTTAGCAACTAGATTAGCAAATCAAGGTATTCCTATTGGAAGTGAAGCTTATAATGCTGAAATGAATAGATTAGAACGCTCACAAGGAGACCAATTAAATGCCTTATCTTTACAAAGCTTACAAACTGGTATTCAAACAGCCGAGGCACAAAGAGCCGCTAGATTTAATGAAATATCTTCATTATTAGGCAGAACTCAAGTTGGTGCAGGAACTAATTTTGGACAATATCAATCTAATTATCAAGGTTTGGATTTAATAGGGGCACAACAAGCTGAATTAAATAGACAAAATCAAATGAATATAGCAAACCAACAAGCAGATGCAGCACAAACCGCAGCACAATGGCAAGCCGCAGGTTCTGCAATTGGCGGAATTGCTGGAGGATTAGGATCGTTTTTTTCTGATATTGATTTAAAAACTAATATTAAATTTGAAAATAAAATAATAAATAACTTGCCTATTTATTCATATGAATATAAAAATAGTAAATATGGAGTTGGACGCTTTGAAGGTGTCATGGCTCAAGATGTAGAAAAAACCTATCCTGAAGCCGTCGGAATTAGTCCAGAGGGTTATAAAATGGTTGATTACTCTAAAATTGGAATAGAATTTAGGAGGGTTAATTAATGAGACCTAATGTAAGAATTGAAACATTAGCTCGCAGGGGCAAAAATGTTGAAAGACAGCTTTTAGAAAATGCTTTAGCAAGTTCTCAAAATCTTAGTCAATTTGCTATGGACGCAGGAAACTTTGGCAGTGGTAGAGCTGGAGCATTTGGAGCTATAGCACAAGGTTTAACTGCTGGCGTAGGTGCATTTGCTCAATATAAAAATCAACAAAAATTAGCTCAATTAAATTCGGAAGATGCTGATGCTTTTGCACAATTTGCAACAGAAAAAGGCAATCCTGAATTAGCTAATGTAGCCTCAAGATTAAGTCCTGAAAGCAGAGAAGCTTATTATCTCTCAATGGCTTTACCTCAATCACAAAATAGCAATATTCCTTCGGCAATTAGAGAATTTGAATATTATAAAACTTTACCAACAGAACAACAAGCTCAATATCTTGGCGTTAAAAGAAATATAGCTGGCGAAGGTGGTATTGTTAGATCAACTGGAGCTATTGAAACATTAGGAGGCTATGGACAAGCTGGAGCTCAAAAAACAGGAATGGAACAAACTGCTAAAAATGTTAGTGATTTAAATTATAAACCTTCTATAGCGGGAGAATCCACTTTTGCTCAAGGAAAAGCGGAGGAAGATGTTAAAGCACAAGAAAAGTTTAACAAGATTAATGCTGACGCTAGTAATTTAACAAGTTTATTGGATACTTTAACAACTCACCCTGGCGTTCCTGATTTATTTGGTGCTAAAGGCGGTGGTGCAATTTTATCTTATGTTGGCAAAAAAGAGCCAATTGCAGGCAGTAATGCGGCAGGAGCAAAAGCTTTATTCGACCAAGTTAAAGGACAACAATTCCTACAAGCATTTGAAAACTTAAAAGGTGGTGGTCATATTTCTGAAAAAGAAGGCGAATCCGCAACTAAAGCTTTGTCGGCACTAAATGAGAATATAAGCGAAAAAGAATTAATAAAAAATATTGGAATCCTAAAAAGCACTATTGATAAAGCAAAAATGAGAGCAGCAATTCGTGCAAATCAAGGTTACCAAAGGGGAAGTGTTCAAGTTAATAACCAAAATGTAAATCCAAATCAAATGGGTTTAGATTTAACAACAATGATGGGTAATCAAAGAAATCCACAACAAAATGTTTTTAAAATATTAAGCATAAGGGATAAATAATGCCAATAGCAACAATTCAATTACCTAACGGAAAAATAGCTGAATTAGAAGTTCCTCAAGGTGCCACTCCTCAAGAAATTGAAAGTTTTGTAATGAGTAGTCCTGAACTTGGCGGGCAACAACAAATGCAACAACCACAAGAAAGAGCCCCAACTCAACCTACGCAATATGTAGAAAGAAATACGCAACCACAACCTTTAAGCCAAAAAGAAGCTTTATTAACTACAGCAACTAATATACCATTTGCACCAAGAATTAAAGCGGGATTAAGTGCAATATCTGCAAAAGCACAAGGTGGCGATGAATCAATATCGAGATTCTATGATGAAGCTTTAAGCAATGAATTATCTAAGTTAAGACAAGCAAGAGAGCAATATCCAAAACAATCATTTGCAAGTCAATTAGCAACTGATGTTGTTGGAGGAGGAAGAATATTAAAAGGTTTAGGTTTGGCTGGAAATACAGCAAAACAAGCCTTAGCAGGTGGAGCGGTAATAGGTGGTGCAACAGCATTAGGAGAAACTGCTGATATTAGCAATTTACCGCAATCATCAACTGATTTATTAGCTGGTGGAATTGCTGGAGGTGTTGGTGGCGTTGCTGGTCAACAAGCTGGTAAAGCATTAGGTAAAGCAAGTAAAGCCCTTCCTGATATTATTCAAAAATTTAAACCAAATACTCCTGAAAAAGTTTTATCTAAGGTTATAACCCCCGAAGAAGCAGGCAAACAAGCTCGTAAATTAGCAACTAAAATAGAACAAGGAAGAATTACCTCATTACCTGAACAAGGTGATGAAAATATTTTAGGATTAACTAGATTACTCGGCAAAACTCAAGGTAGCAATAAAGTTATTGCTGATTACATAAACAAAAAATCTATAACATCATCAAAAAGAGTTGGTGATTTAATAAACAAAAACATTAGTAGCGAAAACTATTTTGATAGCATTGACAATATCGTTAAAACAAGAAGTGAAGTTGCTTCACCGTTATTTAAAAAAGGTTATGAAGAAGGAAACATTGCTTTAAATCAAGCTATGACTTCGCCACTACCAAATAATGCAAGAGTTGGTAAAATTAGAGAGCTAATTAATGACGATAGAGTAAAAAATGTTATTGCAAAAGCAAGGCAAGATTACGGAATTAATCAAGATATTCCTGATGTTTCTATTGAGAGTTTACACGGTGCAAGACAAGTTGTTGATGATATTATAAACACTGCTAAAAGAGCTGGAGAAAACAACAAAGCTAGAAGCTACATTAATTTAAAACAACAATTAAATAATGTAATTTATGATGTTGCCCCAACAATGAAACAAGCTGATAAAACATTTGCTGGTTTGTCAGCATTAAAAAACGCACAAGAAGAGGGTTTAAATTTTGGTAAATTAAGAAACGGCGAAGAAGTTAAAAGATTTATTTCTAGTTTAAGCGACGGAGAAAAAGAAACTTATAAAATAGGTGTTAAAGATTATTTAATGGATAAAGCTATGAAAACTGGCGATGCTAATTCATCTGCCAAAAAAATATTTTCACAACCACTAGAAAGAAAAAAATTAGAAGCCGTATTTAATAATAAAAAGGAGTTTTTAGATTTTTCTAAAAGAATGAATGATGAAATCAGAGTTTTTGATACAAAACAAAGAATTGTAGGCGGTTCAAGAACTGATTTTAATATACAAGAAGGAGCCGAGTTATTAGATAAAGTAGCAAAAGGCGCAATAAACGCTAAAACATTTGGAATTTCTAATGTTATTTTAACTGCAACCGATGCTATTAAAAAAAGATATTACGGTTTAAATGAACAAACAGCAAAAGAACTGGCAAGAATTATTGTTGATCCTTTTGAATCAGTAAAAGTTTTAAACCGCATTTATCAAAAAGCACAAACACCACAAGAAAAAATGTTAATACAAAAATTTGCTGATAATTTTGCAAATAAGAATTTTACGGCACCAATTGCTTCAAAATTAGGTCGAGCAATGGCAACAGAACAATTAAACAACGAGGAGAACCAAAATGGCATTTAACGGGTCAGGCACATTTAATAGAATTTATAATTGGGTAAATGATAAAGCTAATGGCTTTAAAATTACTGCAAGCCGTATGGATGGTGAATTTGACGGAATAGCAACTGGATTGTCTCAATGCATCACAAAAGATGGACAAACTACCATCACAGCAAATATCCCCTTTAACAATAATAAAATCACAGGCTTAGGCAATGGAACCGCAAGAACCGATGTTATTAATGTTGGTCAAGTGCAAGACAACCAATTCCAATATTTAGGAACTACAGGAGGAACTGCTGATGCTTACACATTAACGCCTTCACCAACTATAACCGCTTACGCAACTACTCACCAAATTACTGCAAAGATAAGTGCTACTAATTTGACTACAACCCCTTATCTGCAAGTAAGTGCAATTGCTAATCCTGCTTCAACCGCGGTTATTAAAAAACTAAGTGCTACTAAAACTGAAATTGCGGTTGAAAAGGGAGAATTAATTGCTAATGGTATTTATACATTTCAAAGAAATTCCGCTAATGATGCTTGGATTCTATTGACTCCAAATATAGCCAGCACCACCAACCAAGGCGTTGCTTACCTTGCTCCAAGTCGCAATATATTAATAAATGGAGCAATGGCAATTGATCAAAGAAATGCAGGAGCGAGTCAAACAATAACTGCGGGCGCTGTTTTAGCTTATACAGTAGATAGATGGTATGCTTATTGTACGGGTGCTAATGCTACAGGACAAAGAGTTGCGGGAACTGCGCCTAATCAATTTAATTATAGTTTTACGGGCGCATCAAGCGTTTCAAAAATTGGATTTGGTCAAAGAATTGAAGCAGTTAATTGTCAACATTTGGCA